CCTGCTGCTACTCTTGGATGGGTTGGTGCCAAGGATGCTCTACCAGAGCGCCGTGGTGGCCCAGTCAAGGATTCGTATTATTACCTAACTGGTAAACTGGACTTGGTGTATGAAGCCAAGAATGTTGTTGTTGGTGCTGGCTATCGCCATAACTACCTCAACAACTCTGTCACAACCAACAATAGTTGGCTTGGTGGATTTGTTACCGTCAAGTTTTAATAACATATCATAAACTGGTTATAATCAAGAGCCTCACACGAGGCTCTTTTTTATTGATTTGACAACAGCATTTTACCGTATAATATGTATGCTATGATTTTACCATCTAATATTACTCCATCGCTATGCTGTATCCATACAGGACTACAAGAGCATAAAATCAAGTTCAATGTAATGACATATGCCCAATATAAGAAGTTGGGTAGCAAGGTTGCTATGAAAGTGCTTGCTGATCGTTCATTGAATAATATTAAGACTATTCGTGCTGTTCTTGGAGAGTGTGCGGTTAATAACTGGAATTACCGCATTGGTAGTAATGTTTTTCCATTGATGACGCACCCAGATCTGGAGTTTACTGTGGATGATTTTTATAACGCCGAAGAAATATACTCGGAATTCAGAGCAGCCGCTAAGATCATACAGGACAATAACATTCGTTGTAGCATGCATCCTGACCAGTTTGTTGTACCTGCCAGTCCAAATCCAAAAGTTGTTGAAAACTCTATACGAGACTTGGATCAACACGCCATGATTATGGATATGCTTAATTTACCTCGTTCATACGAAGCACCGATTAATATTCATATGAACTGTTATAACAATGGTAACTATGCCGAAACAACAGATAGATTCCAGAAAGTATATCATAATATGAGCGACGGTGTGCGTAGTCGTTTAGTGTTGGAGAACGAAGAAAAACTAAAGTGTTGGAGTGTAATGGCATTATATGAAAACACATACAAGCGACTGGGTATTCCAATTACATTTGATAATCTGCACCATATGTGTAATCCAGACTCAACCAGCGAAGAGTTTGCGTTTGATACAGCACTATCAACTTGGCCAACTGGAGTTATTCCGTTGTTTCATTTCAGCGAGTCATTGCCTGGCAAAAATCCGCGTGCTCACGCCGACTTTCCTACTATGATGCCGTCTATTTATGCTAACTACAAAGGCAATCTACATCTTGACTTCGAGTTCAAGATGAAAGAACTTGCTATAAATAAGATTTCACGCGAAAGTTTATTGACAATCTGCGAGTAATCTACATACTGTATTTATCTTATTCAACATAAGAATAATAAAAAACAAAAAATATACGCATATGACTAAGACAACCAAGACAAAGAATGGCCGCAAAATCAATACATTCGTCAAGAACGGAAAGTATTCTCTTTCTTTTACTCGCCCTGTAAAGGGTGTAAAGGATGAGATTATGCATCTTAGTGTGACTGGTATCAATCCCGTCACCAAGAAGATGAACAAGGTTCGCCTTGATGGTAGAGCAGTTGCTGCTTTGCGCCGTATTCTTACCAAGTAATATTGTAGAATATTGATATATCAAAATCCCCCAAGTTATTTTGGGGGATTTTTTATTGACACTTAGTATATCCATAGTATGCTTGTTCTATGAAAATAGACATACAGTCTATAGATAGAAACTCTTTTATGGTTCACCAGCATCTCGTTGGTGAGCACGAGTGCTATTTGATTCAACCTATTCATATCGGAGCGACTTGGAACAAGCAGAATCTTATCTTTAGATCTTCACTGTGGGATAAGGAAGGAAATCCCGTTTCACTGAGTTTCAAGAAGTTTTTTAACCTTGGTGAAAAGCCTGACATATCACCCACACCGTCTTCTCTCGTTGGTTCAAGAATGATTGAGAAGTTGGACGGTTCTACGCTTATATTCTCAAGATATAAGGGGCATACTGTTATTCGTACAAGAGGAACGACAGATGCTCGTAGGCAAGAAAACGCACACGAAATAGATGTATTGCTAAATAAGTATGCCAAGTTTATATCATATCTTGAAAAGCAAGACACCACTCAGCATTCTTATATCTTTGAGTGGCTATCTCCTACCAATCGTATTGTATTAGATTATGGCAAAGAGCCCGATATGGTTCTTATTGCCGCAATTGTACACGATGACTATTCGCTTGTAGACCAGCACTCACTAAACCATATTGCCAGAAACTATAACTTTCGCCGCCCAAAGTTTTATAATTATAACTCCATCGACGAATTACAGAAGGCAGTGGTTGATATGCGGGACTTTGAGGGCATATGCCTGTATTACAACGACGAACAGGATATTCTAAAGATCAAGAGTGCTCAATACTTGTATCTGCATCGCGCCAAGAGTGAAATCTCAAGCATAGAAAAGGTAATTGATGTATATATTGATTGGTTTATGGACCGTCATACACTATCTCACGAACCTACTGGCTATACTGAGTTCTTTGATTATCTTACGCATAAGTTTGACTACGAAATAGCAAATATGGCAATCGGGCATATTTCACGCATATGCGATGCGATGAAAGAAGTTCATACCATAATGAACGCACTGTTTGCTTTTGCCGCCGCTCGTTCTAAAATGCCACGCAAGTTTGCTGCCGCAGAAATATTACAAGCACATGGCAGCACAGGCAGATCTGCGATTGTATTCAAAGTGCTTGACGGTAAGCCAATAACAGCAGATGACTACAAGAAAATCTTATACCAAGTTCTTAAATGATCATCACAAACTTTCCTGCGAAACTAAAACAAACTATGAATCTCGCAACGATGCTATTCGTGATGCTAAAAGAATACTGACAGAGTATCGTAGTGATAGAATACCATACAAATGTAGTTATTGCGGATATTGGCATCTTGCTACAAAATACTAATATTTATTTATGATGACAAAAACAGCACATACAGACAAAATCGCCAAGCGTCTTGAAGTTGGAGATGTTGTAATATCTTCAACAGGTAAAAAAATGAAAGTAACCGCCGTAATACAAAAGGTTAATAGAACTGTTGTATTATTTGATGATGATATGGAGATTGACTTTGACCCATACTTCAGGATTGAAAAAGTTATACCTGCCAAGAAATAACACTTGACTTTTTATATTATTGTAGTCATAGTTATATCTGAAAGGATATATTATGAATGTTATCTCCCAACCAGTATTGTGCCTAAATAACTTATGGCAGGCTTTGAATACAAAGACTGTCAAGGAGGCTCTTATTTCTATGCTGGGTGGAGTTGATGGTAATAATCCGCCTGCTCTTGCCATAGATATGAACTTTCGTGTGGATGAAAATGGCAGCGTAGATTGGGATAATCCAGAATATGTACAGCCAGTTGATTGGGAAACTTGGAAGAATCTGCCTATAAGAGATTATGATCTTGCTATACATACCTCTAATATGACTATTCGGGCTCCGCGTGTCATTATTCAGCCAAACTATAGCAAGATGCCTGTAGTTACTCCTCGTCCGACCAAAGAAAGCATTCGTAAACGTGATGGTGGAGTATGTCAATATACAGGTCGTCAGATTTCTTGGAAAGATGGCAACATTGACCACGTTATTCCTCGTACCAAGGGCGGCAAGAATACGTTTGAGAATATGGTATGGTGTCATAAAGAAATCAACAGCAAGAAAGGTGATAAAACGCCAGAACAGGCTGGGCTAAAACTTATTCGCAAGCCAAAGGCACCAAGGGCTGTGCCAGTAAGTTCAACCATACAAATCGCACATCATCCAAGTTGGATACATTTCTTGGATAATGTCACTGAAGTAAGGCAAGAAATAGCATCTTGACAACAACAAGACCCTGATCTATATTATCGGGGTATTTATTTATGACCTTTTTTTATATACTTCTGGCTGCGATATTCATAATTGAGTTGTGTCTGGCGTATTCTTGTTATAAGTTTTATCTTATGATAAAGAAGATGGATAAGACAAATAAAACTACTATAGTTGAAAATGGCAACGCCATCACAGAAACACTAAGAATAATATTTGACAATCTAAAGCGTCAAACCAGTAAGGTAGATAAACTATCGGGCAAACATACGGAATATCAATCACGATTTCATAGATTAGAGCAGCACGTTCAGCGTCTTTTATCCAAAGACAAAGAATCTGTTGAACTACCAAAAGAGGAAAACAAAAATGAGCGACGAAACAACAAAGCAGATTGAGTTTGGCAAGTTGTCTATTGGCAGCAAGTTTTACTTGACTAAGCCTGTAGAATCAACTTCTGCTGTATTCACAAAGATTACATCGTCAAAAAATGATGCTGGTGTATGGTCCAATGCCAAGAACGGCTTTGGATTGACAACCTTTGTACAATACGATAAGCGTGTCTGGACCAAATCGTAAAATGCCAAGAAAAAAAGCAACAGAAACTGGTGCCGCCGTAACAAAGCCCAAGGGATTGTTTGACCATATCAATCATGTCCGCGAAAAGCAGGACATTGATTATTTTGACAAACTTACCGACGCAGACAAAAAGAGTTGGTCCAACTTTATGGTGTGCCGTTTTCTAAGCATGCAACCCGAACTTATTGATACATTGAATCACGTACAGAAATATAGCGGCGTATTATCTCCCAAAGAGTTTTATAAGGTGCTGATTGCTTTTGTGCCAAAGCGTAAGGCATTTTATCCATATATCAAGAGCAAGAGTGAGAAGTATAATCCTGCCTTGCTTAGTTTGCTCTCCAACCATTTTCAAGACAGCGAAAGAAATGTGCTTGAGTATATATCCATCTTGACAAAGGCCGATATTGTTGGCATTGTTGGCAAATACGGATATAACGAAAAGCAAATCAAAGAACTAATGGAGGCATAACATATGAAAGTAGCCATCAACGCATCTTATGGAGGGTTTGGTCTATCACCTGAAGCACTAAAACTATACTGCGAAAAAGCAGGCATAAGTTGTTATTTCTTCAAGTATGAATATACTACTGAACCCACGCTCAGGAGCAAACTTGTTCCTGCATATGATCTGACTGACCATGGAAAATATAGCCGCGACAATCTTGCGTTTTCTATACCAAATCCTCAAGAGCAAAAAAATCCACATGATTATCGCATAGGCGACGGGTTTACAGATGACAGAACCAATAAGTTTTTGATTGAGGCGATTGAAGAACTTGGGTCAGAGGCAGCAAGCGGAAGCAGTTGTAAAATAAAAATCGTTGAAGTGCCCGACGATGTAAAATGGCATATTGCTGAATATGATGGTTGGGAGTGGGTGGCAGAAGATCACCGTAAATGGGAATAAACATATGTCTACTAAAAATGTTATAGGAGTTGGAGGCGCAGCCCGCAGCGGTAAAGATACATTTGCTTCTATTGTAGAAATGAAATTACAGCAGGCTGGTTATAGCGTCAAGAAGGTCGCATTTGCCGACCCGCTAAAGCAGCATTGCGATAAGTTTTTATTGGAAAATCTTGGCATATCTGCTTTTACACAAGATCCTGAAGAAAAGATTCTTATTCGTCCTATGCTTGTATGGTATGGCGATGCTCAACGCAGACGCACAGATGGTAGATACTGGATTGATCTTGCCAAGAAAACGATTGATGAATCAGACTATGACTTTTATATCGTTACGGATGTGCGATATGATGTATATGAAAAAGATGAACTATACTTCTTGAAGAAAGAGACCAAAGGAGTGCTGTGTCATATCAGCAAGTATAGCATTGTTGATGGCGTAAAGAAGTTTGTATTGCCCGCCAATGACCACGAAGAAGCCAACAATCCAAAAATCAAAGCCGCCGCACAACACCGGATAGAATGGGAAGATGAAGGCAAGATGACAGCCGAAGAACTATTACTGAATCCAAAACTGAATGAACACGTAGAAAAGTTTATGAAGATCTGGATACAAAAGTTTTAGTATTTGTATTCATCACCATCTTCTTCTTGATCTTCATCGTCATCTTCACCAAGT